GGTTTTGGTTTAACAACACAAGTAGGAACCACTGCGGGTCAAAGATTTTTTACTCAGTCTAAAGGTGGATCTGGGGGTGGTGGAAGTATTTATGCAGGTTATGGTGCTGCAGGTAATGAATTTGGATATCCAGGTGGATTACAACCTACTCAAGGTTTTCCTGGTGGTTCAACTAACTATTCATGTGGTGCACAATCTGGTGGTGGTGGCGGTGGTGGAGCTGGTGCTGCAGGAGCTAATGGTTCAGGAAGTCCAACAACTTATACAGCAGGTGCTGGTGGAACTGGAAAAGCAAATTCAATTTCTGGTAGTGCAGTAACTTATGCTGGTGGTGGAGGTGGTGGTGGTAACGTTGTCGGAGCTGGTGGAACTGGTGGCGGTGGTGCTGGTGCTAATTGTTCTCCTGCTCAACCTGGAACAGCTAATACTGGTGGTGGTGGCGGTGGAGCTAAAGGTACTTCTCCTGGAGCTGGTGGAATTGGTGGTTCTGGTATTGTAATTTTAAGAATTCCAGCAGCGTGTGCTCCTAGTTTAGCAGTAACACCTGGGGGTTCTGTATCAACAGCGCCTGATTGTGGCNCAGTTAAGTTAGCTACATTTACTGCACCTGGCAGTATTACAAGTTTCTAGTTTACAAATTAATTAAAATCATTTATATTAATTTTATAAAGATATATGCAATTACAGAATTATTATTATTGGTTCAAAGATGCCATTCCAACACATGTTTGTGATGACATAGTTCGTTATGCAAAACAATTACAAGATCAAATGGCCGTAACAGGTCAATTTAGTAATAAAAAAGAATTAAATAAAAAACAAATACAAGATTTAAAAAAGAAAAGAGATTCAGATATTGTTTGGTTAAGTGAACGTTGGATTTATAATGCAATTCATCCTTATATTCATCAAGCAAATGCTGATGCTAATTGGAATTTTAAATGGGATTTTAGTGAACAATGTCAATTTACAAAATATAAAAAAGGCCAGTATTATGATTGGCACTGTGATAGTTGGGACAGACCTTATGATGTTCCCAACACACCGAGTCACGGTAAAACTAGAAAGTTATCTGTTACCTTATCTTTATCAGATGACAAAGATTATAAAGGTGGTGAGTTAGAATTTGATATGAGAAATATAGAACCACATCTAAAAGCAAATACTCATGTATTAAAAGAGATAAGATCTAAAGGCTCTTTAGTAGTATTTCCTTCTGATGTATGGCATAGAGTAAAACCGGTTACTAAAGGTACTAGACACAGTTTAGTAATTTGGAATGTTGGAGATCCATTTCAATGAGTTATAAAGTAATTAAAAATTTTTTAGATGTAGATTTTCTTGATGAAATAAATAATTTAATTTTAGACATAGATTTTCCTTGGAGAAGAAAAGGATATAAATTTAATGAAGATGCTACTGATAGTTTATATTTTAACCATTGTTTTTTTAATAATATGAATGCAACTTCTTCTGCATACGAAACAATTATTATTCCCATATTAGATAAATTAAATTGTATTTCACCTATTCAAGTTAGAACTAATATGTTTATTAGTAAGTTATTTGAAAAATCTGGTTGGCACAACGATTATGATGAGACATGTAAAACAGCTATTTTTTATTTAAATGAATGTGATGGTGGCACTGAAATAAAAATTGATGGTGAAATTAAATTTATAAAAGCAGAAAAAAATAAAATGTTGATTTTTGATTCGAATGTATTACATAGAGCTATAACATCAACAGACGTACCCGTTAGATATATTATAAATTTTAATTATTTTGAGAAAGGATATAATGAAAAAGAAAAATAAAAAGAAAAAAAAATTAGAAGAAGGTTACCCAAAAAATTTAACACGACAAGATTATTTTTCTAGTCCTATTTGGTTTGCTGATGAACCAAAATTTGTTGATAATTTAAACAAAGCATCTGATAAATATATAGAGGAAGCTAGAAAAAATATGCAACCTAACATAGATAAACGTAACAAAGCCAATAAAACTAAAGGAGATTTAACTAACGTTTATCACTCTACTTCTTTAATAGGTGATCCTGGTTTTTTAGAATTACAAAATTATATTGGAGCTACATCTCATAATTTATTAGTAGAAATGGGTTTTGATATGAATGGTCATCAATTATTTACTACGGAAATGTGGGTACAAGAATTTGCAAAAAATGGTGGAGGACACCATACTTTACACACACATTGGAATGGTCACATATCTGGTTTTTATTTTTTAAAAGCTAGTGATAAAACTTCAGTACCTATTTTTGAAGACCCAAGACCAGGAAATGTAATGAATCTTTTACCTGAAAAAGATAAAACAAAAATAACTTATGCAACATCACAAGTGCATTACAAAGCACAACCAGGTCGAATGATATTTTTTCCATCTTACATGCCTCATCAATACACAGTTGATTTAGGTGTTGAGCCGTTTAGATTTATACATTGGAACTGCCAAGCAATACCAAAAGGAGTATTAAATGTCGTTTAAAAAAAATAAATACAAAGTATTAAAAGCAGCAATATCACCTGAACTATCTGAGTTTGTTTACACTTATTTTTTAAACAAAAGAACTGCAACAAAATTTTTGTTTGAACAAAAATATCTATCACCTTTTAATACAGAATACGGTATATGGAATGACGAACAAGTTCCTAATACTTATTCACACTATAGTGATATGGTAATGGAAACATTGTTGGGTATGTTAAATAAAAAAATGGATAAAGAAACTTCACTAAAGTTAAGTCCTACTTATTCCTATGCAAGAATTTATAAAAAAGGAGATGTCCTAGTGAGACACAAAGATAGATATTCATGTGAAGTATCTACTACGTTAAATCTAGGTGGTGAGTCATGGCCAATTTATTTAGACCCTACTGGAAAAACAGGTCAAGCTGGTGTAAAAATAGAACTTAATCCAGGCGATATGTTAATTTATTCTGGTTGTGATCTTGAACATTGGAGAGAACCTTTTGAAGGTAAAAATTGTGCACAAGTATTTTTGCACTACAATAATTTAAAAGGAAAAAATGCTAAACAAAATTTATATGATCAGCGTCCTATGCTAGGTTTACCTAACTATTTTAAAGGCTTTACAATAACTAAAAAATAATATATACAATAAGCTTGTGAGGGGATGATCCACCACTGATTCCCCTTACTTTAAACATATTGAAATCACTTACAATCTGCTATACTACCTAATAAACAGGATTTTATATGTTACAAAAAATAGCCTTTTTACCAGGATTTAATAAACAAATTACTCCAACGGGTGCCGAAGGACAATGGACTGGNGGAGAAAATGTTAGATTTAGATATCAATCACCAGAAAAAATAGGTGGTTGGAATCAACTAGGAGCTGATAAATTAACAGGTGTCGCTAGAAAACAACATCATTTAGTAAGTACAGGGTCTGTTAATTATTCTGCTATAGGAACCAATAGAATTTTATATGTTTATTCTGGTGGTATTTTTTATGACATACATCCGATTAAATCTACTTTTGCAGGATCTACTATTACAACTACTAATGGTTCACCTACTGTTACATTTAATATATCTTCTACATCAGGCATGTTGGCCGGTGATATTATTTTTATTAGTGGAGCAAGCACCACGGTTCCCGGAACAAGTAATTTTACAGCAACAGATTTTGATAATAAAAGATTTATGATTACTTCAATTGGTAGTGGTACTCAAATAAATGTTACCATGGGATCAAATGAAACAGGGGCCGGTGGCACTGGAGGTAGTACAACTGTTAACTTTTATTATCCAGTTGGACCCGCAGAACAATTAGGAGCTTTTGGTTGGGGTATATCACAATTTGGTGGAACTATTTCTGGACCAACTCCAACAGGAATTACATTAGATGGAGCTTTAGCTGATGATACTCAAGGAAATAATGGAAATGCTACAACTATTACTTTAAGTTCTATAACAGGTTTACCTAGTTCAGGAACTAATTATATTTTAGTAGGAGCAGAAGAAATTTCTTATACTGGAGTAGATGTTGCTAAT